AGCGAAGCATCCTATGCAGAAAGCGATATCAGCACAGGGGAGCAACGCCAGGAGAGCCCTTGAGTCGTCTATCGTCGCCCAACTAAAGAAATTCACCAACTGATGTACCTTTCACCAGAAAAGCACGTCTACCTGAAACTGGTCACTTCCCCGACAGTGGCCCGTTTAATAGGGTTTCAGGTCTATCCGATTGCTGTACCAAACACGAATGCAGAAATGCCATTCTTGGTGTACCGCAGGGCCAGCATTGTAAGAGACCACGGCCTCCCCGGCCCAATGTTTACACCCGTTGTAAACCTACAGATCGCCGCCTGGGCACGGTCATACGGAGCCGTCAGGGAACTCGCCGAAGAGGTGCGATTGGTACTAGATGGTCACATCGGTACACTCGCAGGTGTTACAATACAAGATATGCGACTGACATCTGAGGTCGACGATTTTCTCGACCCCACTGTGTCTGGATCGCAACTTCCCCCTGCCTACGAAGTAAGACAGCTTTACCAGATCCGGTGGCAAGAGGCCGCCGAGTAATCAAAAAGGAGTTTAAATATGGCCGGTTCATCCGCCCAAGGAACCACGTTCAGTTTCGGTGGCACTAACTACTCGATCACATCTTTCACTGTCGGTGAAACCCAAGACTTGATCGATGGCAGCCACCTTGGCATTGCGGCTGGCGGCAGCCGTGAGTACGTCGGCGGTTTCGCGACCGACACCGAGGTCTCGATCGACTACATCGGCTCAACCATCATTTCCGCAGGAACGAATGGGGGTCTGGCGTTCAGTGGGACTTTCTCAGATTCCTACACTGGTGCGACAGTAGCTTCTTCGTCGGTCACTGGTTCCGTTGGTTCGCTGATTTCTGGCACCGCGACATTCCGTGTTGCTTAGTGGTGAAGCATGGCAGGCTTGACGGCTCAAGGGACCGCAGCGTCCTTCGACGGAAACTCGTTCACCGTGACGGGGTTTTCGTTTGAGCCGCCGGCCGCCGTACTCACCAACATGACTTCTAAATTAGCTTCCGTCGACGCAACTGTGATGGCACCTACTGGGGAAAGGACTCCAGGCACGATAACTGTTGATTTCCTAGCAGATAGCTCATTTAGCGACCCACAGGCTCTCACCGGAACGCGGGCAACCCTTTCGATATCCGGCCCCTACGGCCTATCCAGAAACGTCGTTTGCACAGGCGGGACGGTTCAGGCATCGGTCGGCGACCTGATCAGGGGGACATTACAGTTCACGATAACCGACTGGTACGGTTAACAGAAGGAAATTTACACTGCCAGGACGGCGAGTGCTACATACGGAACGAACAGACATGGCACTTAGCAAGTCAAAGATTCTGGCAGCAAATGACAATAAGTTAGACACAGTCGAAGTCCCCGAGTGGGGCGGCGAAGTGTGCGTCAAGGTGCTTTCTGGCACCGACCGCGATGCCTTCGAGGAGGCATACAGCGAGCAGAAGATGAAGAACTTCCGCTCGCGGTTTCTTGTCCTCACCCTCTGTGACGAAAAGGGCGAACGCCTGTTCACAGAGAAGGAAGTCGATGAGTTGGGCAAGAAGTCAGCGGTAGTTTTGGCCCGCCTTTTCGACAAGGCGTGGGCTCTTAACGCATTTAGGAATGAGGATGTGGAGCAGTTGGGAAACGACTCTTCCGGCGACCTGAGCGACAGTTCTATTTCAAGTTAGCCCTAGCTCTTGGAATGACCGTCAAGCGGTTGCTGGAAGAATGTGACAGTAGAGAAATAAGCGAGTGGTACGCCTACGATCAGCGGTGGCCCATCAGCGACGGCTGGATGCAAACAGCCCGTCTCTGCCGGGTGGTCATGGCTGCGAGTGGGAACTACAAGCGGGTGCCAGAGGAAGAGGCATTCATGCCTGTGGTCGTGAAACGGCCTCAGGATAAATCGGCGATGGAATCAGAGATGGAGCGATTCGCCGAGATGATGGCTTCAAGGAAGAAAGCAAACGATGGCTAGTTACCTTGGCAAAATCTCGGCAATCGTTTCGGCGAACACGGCGGGGTACGTCCGCAGCCTGAATGACGCTGCCGCACAGACACGGTCTTTCGCCCAGATCGTCCAGAGGGACATTGCGAGGGCGTCTAAAGAGGCTGACAAGTCATTCAACGCCATCCTGACGCCGCTCCAGCGTCTCCAGCGGTCCCTTGAGGCAGCCACAAGCCAGCGTAACGTGCTGGCGTTCAAGGGCATTGAGGGGACAATCCAGAACGTCGAGCAGCTCAGGCAGAAGATCAACGAGATCAAAGACCTACGGCTGGCGGTAGACGCGACCGGGCTGGGCTCAATCGACCGACTAAGGGACAACCTCAAGTCGCTCAGTAACGAGGACATCCAGGCTGCCGTCAGGGTCACTGGTTCCGAGGACGTAGACCAGTTGCAGCGCAGGCTCAACCGGATCGACGACAGGACGATCAACCTGCTCATCAAGGCGGCTGGGGCCAGCAGCCTTGATGATCTGTCTGAGCGGATTAGCGATCTGTCTCAGACCGAATTGCGGGCGACAGTTCAGATTATCAATGAGAACGCAATCGCCAATGCTCGTCGGCAGTTTGAGCAGTTGGCCTCATCCTCACGCGAGATATCCGGCCCTCTTTCCTCGGCAACGGCCCAACTTGACAAACTAGCCCTCGGCGTTCAGGCGTCACTGCTGCCAGGGTTTTCTCAGGTTCAGCAGGCCGCTCTGAACCTTGAGAATGACATCCGCTCAGGGGCAGACGTGAGCGAGGAGCGTTACGAGAGAGTTCGGTCGGCAGTCGAACGGGCGGCATCATCAATTCAGGCCGTTGGTGGCGTTGATTTCGGCGATCCCGCCACACTCAAGCGTTTCGTGGATCAGGTCTCTGGGTCGATTAATCCACTACAGGCTGCGGCAGAAGCAGCCAAGCGGTTTGCAGCAGAGGCGAGAGCCCTCCCCCTCAGAGATCAGATTGCGTTCACAATCACGGGCGAGGTGCAGAACTTCGATCAGGCCCGATCCCAGCTTTCATCGCTCATCTCTCAGGTTGGCGAACTTGAGGCATCCCAGCGACTCGCGTTCGACTTCGATCTCGGCACGCTTACTAGGATTGTCAGCGATCAAGACCTTGATGATCTGCCCACCATTCAGGCTCTGATCAGCAGGATCAATGATTCTCTGGGAGAACGGCGTGAATTGAACATTCAGGCCGACCAGGCGCAGCAGCAGATCGAGCGAGTCGCCCAGACGGTTGCGAAACTGCGTCAAGATGCCGCATTTGTCATCACTGGCAAGGCACAGAATATCGACCAGATCCAGTCTGAGCTTAATCGCATTCTGGGCACGGTATCGGAACTCAGCGACAGCCAGCGGTCTGCATTGGACTTTAGGGTCCAAGCCGTCATCGACGCTATCGGTACTGAGGACATTGATCAAGCCAGGGCTGCTCTCGAGCGACTGAAGACTGATGCATCAACGGGAGTTCAAGTCAATCTCGACGCCGAGCAGGCGAAGCAGCAGGCGGCTGAACTGGCCTCAAGGCTAAACGGGATCAGGGACACCGTTGAGTTTACAATCACTGGTCGCGTGCAGAACTTCGACCAAGCGAGACAGGAACTGAGTTCAATCCTCGCCGAAGTCGCCAAGTTAGATGAGGCAGGCCGCACCGCGATTTCCCCGAGGGTCCAGGCTCTCGGCGAACTCGTCGCATCCGAGGAACTATCCAAGCTCGCCAGTGCTGGTCAGCTGGCGAGGGAACTCAAAGAGGAACTTGCGTCGACGGCGTCCTTCGTCCCGCGAGAGCCACTTTCCCTTGGGCCTGGACTAGAGGACTCGTCGCGGTATGTCGAGCAACTCAAGTCATCGCTGACAGGGCTGGAGTCGCAATTAGAGACCCTACCGAAACCGATACGGGCTCAGTTCCTGCCCGAACTGGATAGGCTCAGAACTGCATTTGCACGGGCTGCGTCAGACCCGGCCCGGTTTGGTGACGAAGTGGAGAAGGCATCTGCTGACGTGCAGAAGCTCTCCGCCCAAGTCCAGCGTATCGGTGCGGCTCAGGGCTTGAAATCGTTTGCCGATGGTCTCGACGATTCGGCCCTTCGCGGTGCCATCGGGAACCTCCAGGCTCTTGAGCAGATCCTCAACCGAGTCGGTGCGACAGCGGGCAGCGAGGCGGCGGCGCAGTTCGACCGAATGCGGGCGGCGATTCAGAGGGCTACCGACGAAGGCACAATCGGCTCAGAGGCGTTCCAGAATGAGTTGAGGCAGATTGCCCAGGAGGCTGCTAATGCTGCTGCGGCGACTGGGAAGATAAGGACTGGCGCAGCGTTCCGAGAGATCCAGCGTGGCGGCGATATTGCCCGCGGCGGGTTTGACAAACTGAGCCTTGGGCTCCAGCAGGCAGCGTTCGCTATTGATGACTTCTTCTCGGCGACCGGGGATATCTCGCAGAAGATCAGGGCGGTGCAGAATAACGTCACGCAGTTGGCGTTTGTTGTTGGCGAAACAACAGGGCTGTTCATCGGCCTTGGCGTGTCGATTGCTGCTCAGGCAACTGTCGCGTTGATCAAGTGGCTCAACGCTGGTGTCGAAGCGAAAGACAGGACTGAGGCACTGAATCAGGCACTGGCGCGTCAGAAGAGCCTTGTCGAAGAGCTAAAGACTGCGTTTGAGTCGCTGACTGACTCGCTGACTAGAGGCATATTCTCTGACCAACTTGAAGAGGCAATAGCACTTGGCAGGGAGCTTGATGGAATTCGCAAGAAGGCCGAAGAACTCCGCAAGGAGCAGGCCGCCGCACTCGACCCGGCTGTGAACCAGGAGCGGGCACTTCAGACAAGCCTCCAGAAGCGGCTTGACGAAGAAACAGACGTAGGCCAGCGGATTGCTCTTGAACGACAGATCGCTGCCTCTCGGCGAAGAGAAAACAGTGCTGCCGATGCCGCTGTAAACCGTCAGGTTGACGCCGATGAAGTCGGGAAGTCGCTCTTGGAAGGAATAGATAGGCAGTTTTCGGGGCGAGAATTGGACGAGGGGGGGCGGCCGGAGACGCGAGTGTCATTCCTTCCAGTCCCAGGTTTTGATTTCAGGGATTTTACTGCGGACTTTAGTGAGCAAAGTGAAGCCGCGAGAAGACGATTTGAAGGCGAGCTTAACCAAGCAGGAGGCAACCCGCTTGAGCTTGCGAGAATACTTGAGTCTCGTTTAGAAGAACTTGCCAGCAGGTCGCGAGAGCTGGATCAGTCCGCTACACCTCGGCAAGCCGAACGAGAAGCGATTAACGAGCAGATCGTTGAAATCGAAAGGAACTTGCAAGACCTTGAAGCCCCAGTCCGTGCCGCAATCCTCGATCTGGGCTTGGAGTTGCTCGAAGGCTCTGCTGGCATCAGGGATTCTCTTGGCAGATCCCGTGAAATCATTGACTCATCCCTTGGCGGCTTCGGCCCGCTCGCAAGAGAGCAGGACAAACTGGCTCAGGAGTACAAGAGGATTCAGGACGAGCTAAGAAGAGGCCTGGATGGCTCTGGAGAACAGCTTACTCAAGAGGGCATCAAGGAGCGAGAGAGAGAACTGGAGGCACTCAGGGAGAACGTCTCTGGGCTTGAATCAGCAGCCAGATCAGCCGAGGCATTTGGGGAAGCACTCGACCGGGTTGCGAGTACCCTTGCCGACACCGTCCTTG